AGAAGAGACGCACTACGCTCTAGAGCAAACAAATCTCTTGCTAGAGAAAAAACAATGGCTGACATAGCCAAACAACAATTAAAGGATAAATAATGTTTCCACTATTAGCACTACCCTACATGGCAGCGGGCATAGGAGCACTAGGCACAGGAGCCAGAGTTGCTGGCAGCCCACAAGGTCAAAGATTTATGCAAGGTGGTATTAATACCTTAAATAGATTTGGAACTAAATTACAAGATTTTTTACAACCTGCTGGTAACATGATGTTTAATCAAGCAGTTAAAAGACCTGTCTCCTCTGGTTCTATGATTCCTTTTACAATGGAATCAACATCAGACACTATTACTAATTTAATAGCTAAATTAATGGAAGAGGAAGAAGAAGATAAAAAAGATAAAAAGAAAAAAAAGAAAAAAGACGACAGACCAGAAGTAGCCTTGAAAAAAGGCGGTATGGTTAAACCAAAAAAACCAAAGAAAAAAAGAAAAAAATATAAATCAGGAACATTTGTAAAAATGAAAGGAAGTAAGAGGTACATATAATGAGCTTTACAGGACTATTAGGAAAACTTCTCACAGGAGGAGGAAAGCTAATACAAAGAGGCGGAGACGCTATTACACCAAAAACAGCTGAACAAATGGCTAAAAAATTAGGTGTAGATTTAAAAAAATTTGAGGGTGCGAAAGTAAGCGATATTAAAAAGTTATTAAATAAAATTGGCGTTAGTGTAGGACCTACAAAAACAGGCACAGCTACGAAAATAGGTATAGGGGCTGGATTAACTGAAGGAGCAAGAAAATTTGGAACTGACGTAGGCAGACAAATGGAAGAGGCTACAAATAAAGTTAAAATGAATAAAGGCGGTATTGTTGCACCTAAAATGGGTGGCAAGCCAACTCACAAATCTAAAAAAAGCTCTAAGTCTATTGCAAAAAAATATTTCAAGGGTACATTCTAGTTAGTGGAACTAACAAAGGCTGTAAAACACATTCTAAATAAAATTGACTCTGAAATAGAGAGTAGAAAGAATGCCTTTGCTGATGGTAAGATTATCAAAGAAAACTTTGAAAAATCTGTTGGACAAGTAAGAGGTTTAGTTCTAGCTAAAGAAATAGTACGAGAAACTGCTAAAAACATAGAGGAACTAGATGACTAACACAACATTTAAACTAGAAGAAGTCGAATTAAAAAACGACAACTACCCCAGACCAACAGGTCACAGAATTTTAATCAAAACTTTAGACATAGCTAATAAAACAAACATGGGTATTTATCTACCCAGTAAGTCTATTGAAGACCACAGAGCTATAGCCTCAATCGGCAAAGTCGTTGAGGTGGGTTCGGATGCATATAAAAGAGAAGATATGACAGGACCTTGGTGTAAAGTAGGAGATTACGTTATGTTCGGAAAATATGCTGGACACCGTTTTAAATACGGTCAAGCAGAACTACGAATCATGAACGATGACGAGATTCTGGGCACAGTCCCAGATGTGAGTGAAATAAGTTAATTTCACTTTTATCAACCAGCTACATTTTTGTAGCGTACAATCCTTAGGAGAAACCTATGCAAGTATTACACGATACTTCGGAAAAAAAACCGATGAAGTTAGTGGATGACGGGAAGACTGAAAAAATGGAAGAACTCAATACTGAAGAAGCTATTGAAACTATGGAAGCAATCGACCCAGAAGAAGCTATAGACGCTGCTGATGAAAATCAAGAAGCGGTAGAGGAAGAAGTAGAACAACCTCAAGAGGAAGCAGAAGAAACTGAAGAAGTAGAAGCTGCTCCCAAGAAAAAATCGAGACTTCAAAGAAGAATAGACGAGCTAGTAAGAGAGCGTGCTACAGAGCGAGACGAAAGAGCAAAGTTGGCATCTCAAGTTGAAACATTAAATAGAGAGTTAGAAAGAAAAAGCACTTTAAATAATGATTACAACACCTTGCAGCAAGACTATTTTCAAAATCAAATAAAATCTGCAAACAAAACTTTAGAGGCAGCCCGCATAGCACACAGAAATGCTAAAGAGACTGGTAACACCGATGAAGAAGTAAAGATTTTAGAAGATATAACTGACGCAAAAGTTGAAATTAGAGACTTGGAGCGACAACAACATTTGTTTGATAGGAAGCAGAAAGCAACTGCACAACAAGCCGAGCAAATGCAACAACCCGCACCAACACAACAACAACCGCAACAGCAGCAGGTACAACCTGACCCAAGAGCACTTCAGTGGGCACAAGTTAACACTTGGTTTGGACAGGATGCAGCTAAAACTGGAGCGGCATATGCAATTGATGCTCAGTTAAAAATGGAAGGATATGACCCCTCATCAGAGGAATATTATTCCGAATTAGACAGGCAGTTAACAGTCGCTTTTCCAGATATGAGTAAAAGTGGCTCGAGACCAAAGCAAGTCGTAGCGAGTGTATCTCGTGCACCATCCGCACCTAATAACAAAGTCACTTTAAGTGCCAGTCAAATGGCAATGGCTCGAAAACTAGGTGTGCCTTTAAATGAATATGCGAAATTTGTGAGGAATGCAAATGACCAATAAAAATATAACGTCTGATGTTAAGTCTTCTAGAACTCATCAGAAACGAAAAGTAACTTATACACCTCCTTCATATCTAGATGCTCCAAAGCCAAACGATGACGGCATTAAATATCGCTGGCTGCGAGTGAGTATGGGTGGGGAGGATGATGCCCGAAACATAGCCAAGAAAAAACGTGAAGGTTATGAGTTCGTAAGAAAAGAGGAACACCCAGACTTCGATGTCCCCGTACATGAATCAGGAAAATACACTGGAGTGATTGGCACAGGAGATTTAGTTCTTGCTAAGATACCAACTGAAATGGCTGATGCTAAGAAAGAGTATTATGAAAATAAAACTCATACTCAGACTGAAGCTGTTGATGCTGATATTTTAAAAGAACAACATCCTTCGATGCCAGTAACACAAAGGCGTAAAAGTTCTGTTTCTTTTGGAAAGAAGAAAACAGAAGACTAGAATTACGTATGGGGTTGTTTATTAACTTTAATTTATCATAGGAGATAGAAAAACATGGCAAATGTAGATGCTGCTTTTGGAGCAAGACCTGTTAGACATCTTTCTGGTGGGCAAATTAGAACCAATGAATACAAAATAGCGTCTGGAACATCATCAAATATTTTTAGTGGTGATTTCGTTAAATTACTAGGCACAGGTTACATTGATGTAGCCGCAGCTGGTAACAGGATACTAGGCGTATTCGCTGGTTGTCAATATACCGCATCAGATGGGGAAGTAAAATTCGCAAGATATTTCCCAACAGGTACAACTACACAAGGTAGTGGCGATGTCACTGCTTATATTTATGACGACCCCTCAATTGTTTATGCAATTCAATCAGCAGGTTCTGCTGACTTTGCTGACATTGGAAACTTAGCAGACCACGTTGCTGGTACAGGTGATACTAGCACAGGACAATCAAAGTTTGAGATTTCAGGTACAACTGGAACTGGAACTGCAGGAATGAGAATCCTTGGTCTATATGAAACACCAAAGAACGCTTTCGGTACAAACGGTATCCTTGAGGCTACAATTCATGAGCATGAATTGAACCAACACATTGATGCTGACGGTACTGTGGGTGTATAAGGTATAGGAGAATAAAACATGGCTGTAATTTCAAGAAGTCAACTCGTAAAAGAGTTGGAACCAGGTCTCCACGCCTTATTTGGTTTGGAGTACAAGCGTTGGGAGCGTGAACACGCAGAAATCTTTACTGAAGAGACATCAGATAGAGCATTCGAAGAAGAAACACTATTGACAGGATTTGGTGCTGCACCAACAAAGTCAGAGGGTTCTTCCGTAGAATTTGACACTGCTGCCGAACAGTGGACTGCAAGATATGTGCATGAAACAGTTGCACTAGCTTTTGCAATCACTGAAGAAGCAGTAGAGGATAACCTCTATGATACTCTTTCAAAGAGATATACTTCTGCATTAGCACGTTCAATGGCTTACACAAAACAAGTGAAAGCTGCTAACGTACTTAACAATGCATTTAGCTCTAGCTTTGTAGGTGGAGATGGTAAGGAGCTTTGTGCTACTGACCACCCAACACTCATGGCTGGTTCACAGGCTAACGAGCCTTCAACTGCTGCTGATTTATCTGAATCATCTCTAGAAAACGCTATTATTTCTATTGGCGGTTTTGCAGATGACAGAGACATTCCAGTAGCTGTTCAAGCTCGTAAATTAGTAATACCAAAAGACTTAGCTTTCACTGCTCAAAGAATTTTGAAGAGTGATTTAAGAGTTGGTACAGCGGATAACGATACAAACGCATTAAGAAGCATGGGAATGCTTCCAGAAGGTTATGTAGTAAATCACTACTTAACTGACACTGATGCTTTCTTTATCTTGACTGATATGACAAACACAGGTCTAAAAATGTTCCAAAGAAGACCACTGAAGACTTCAATGGAACCAGACTTCGAAACAGGAAATATGCGATTCAAAGCATCTGAAAGATATTCTTTCGGATTCTCTGACTGGAGATGTATCTTCGGCTCACCAGGAGCATAAAGTACGATATAAGGGGGGGATTATTCCCCCCTTATCTTTATTAAGTTACATAGACTGCGTAAGCAGACGATATAGAGACTATGTAATAAGGGCTATATAACCAAGGAGGTTTTTATAATGGCAAATTCAACTTTTTCAGGTTCAGTTCGTTCTGAAGCTGGTTTTAACGTAGTAAATAAAGATGCTACATCTGGTGCTTTTACAGAAACAGGTTTCTCAGTAAACTCAACTGGACAATTAATTTCTTTAGGTACAAGAAAAATACAAACATTTGCAATAGATTTATCTGGAACAAATGCGGCAGGAACAACTTACGCAGACAATGATGTTCTAGTAGAACTAGGTGCTTTAAATACAGACCACCCAGATGCTTTAGTAACAGCAAGTAAATTCTTTATTCATAAAGTAGTGCTTGGTATTACAACTGCAGCAGCAAGTGATGCTAACTCATTAGCTAACTTACAGCTTAGTGCTACATCTGGAACTGCAACTAACTCAGGAATATCATCTGGTACAGAGATTGTGGGTGCTGGTGTTGCATCATTCAATCCAAGAATTTCTGCTACTGATTCAGTAACAGAGGTTGATATTGATTTAGATGCCACTGCTGGTACTTACCACGTTTTCGCACCAAATATTACTGCAGCTATTGCAAGTAAAAACTTGTACTTAGGTGCTGGTTCTACTTGTGACACTGCCTTAACAGCATTCCGTGGAACACTTGAGATAGAATACTCAGTATTTTAATGAATATTTGTAAGACAATATCTTTGCTCCTCATCATTATGAGGAGCGAGGTAATATTTATTTTAGGAGGTAAAAGATGGCAGATGCAGTAACATCGCAAATTATCAACGATAATGTTGGTGCTAAAAGTATATTAGTTAAAATTACCAATATATCAGACGGCTCAGGAGAGAGTGCTGTAGCTAAAGTAGATGTATCTGCTCTTGCAAAAGATTCCAACGGTGAGTCTTGCTCAAGAGTTGCGGTACAAGAAATATATTATGATATCTTTGGTATGAGAGTAGACCTATTATGGAATGCATCATCCAATGTCATTTGTAAAGTATTAGGAGCAAATGGTGCTCTATCTTCACAAGGTTACATGGACTTTAGAGATTTTGGTGGTATCACAAACAACGCTGGTTCTGGTGTTAATGGAGATTTATTATTAACAACAACTGGACACGGCAGCGGAGACCACTACACAATAATTTTAAAATTAAGCAAAACATATTAGGATAAATAATGGCAACATCAGGCACTCGTACATTTACACTAGCTGTAGATGAAGTAATAGAAGAGGCATTCTCCAGAATAGGAGGCGAGCCTCAAACTGGTAAAGAAGCTCAGCAGGGTAGAAGGGCTTTAAATCTTTTATTACAAGAGTGGCTTAATAGAAGTGTTCAGCTTTGGACTGTGTCTCCGACATCTACAAGTTTAACAGCTAACACATCTGGTTATACTCTTAATTCTTACACCGTTGATATAGAAGAGGCTACTATAAGAAAAACCAATTCAGATAACAGCGTCACTGACTTTGAATTAGAGAGAATAACTAGAGATGATTACCTTAATATTCCAAATAAATCTGACACTGGTAGACCTAGTCAATATTTTTTAGATAAACAACTAACACCTGTTGTCTATTTGTATCCTACCCCTGATGACTCTACCGATGTTTTAAGATTTAACGAAAGAAAAAGAATTGAGGATATCACAGCTTCTACAGAAAATGTGGATATTCCAGATAGATTTTTACCTTGTGCCATTAGTGGTTTAGCCTACTATTTAGCTTTGAAAAGACCTCAAATAGAAATGCAAAGAAGACAAGAGCTTAAAGTTTTATATGAGGAAGAATTTAACAGGGCAATGCAAGATAATAGAGAAAAGGTTGACTTAGTCATAAAACCTGATTTAAGATATAACATATGAAATACGCAACTGGTAAATATGCGAAAGCAATATCAGATAGAAGTGGCATGGCTTTTCCATACACCGAGATGCGTAAAGAATGGAATGGTTCTTTTGTTCATCAATCAGAGTTTGAGCAAAAACACCCTCAACTAGAACCTAGAAAACACAAGCCCGATGCACAAGCATTAAAAGATGCTAGCCCTCAAGTAAAATTAGGAACTGCTGACAAACTAGAAAACGGAAGTGTATCTTCTCTGTTAGCAACACTAGGGGTAACAAACGAGGACAGAAAGATAGTTGGTACTTTTACATCAGCTAACGCATCGCCACTGGCGACAGCATTAACACTGTCTACGAATTTAGGTTCAGAAAGCGTAAGTGTCTCCTAAGGTAAATCTATTTGTTGCCACACCTTGCTACGGGAGTATGCTGACTGAAGACTACTTTCACAGTATTCTTGATTTACAAAACTTTTGTAGACAGGAAGAAATAGGTTTAAACGTACAAACACTAGGACAAGAGTCTCTAGTAACAAGAGCAAGAAATACTTTAGTTGCTAACTTTTTAGATAACGAGAGCTTTACACACTTGTTATTTATAGATGCAGATATAGGATTTGATGCAAAATCTTTAAAAAGATTTTTAGAATACGACAAGGATGTCATGTGTGCACCCTATCCTATGAAACTGATTAGCTGGGATATGATACCAAAGCTAATAGAAGAAAAAAAAGATTACAGAAATTTATGTCATCCTTATGTTTTAAACTTTTCAAACAAAGGTGAAATAAATGTAGAAAAAGGTTTTGCTGAAGTTTTAGACGCAGCAACAGGTTTTATGTTAATAAAGAGAGAGTGCCTCTTAAAAATGAAAGAGGAGTATCCCGACCTAAGATATAAAACAGACCAGATAATTAACAACAAAGAGTTTGAATCAGAGAACACATACCTGTTCTTTGACACAATGAAAGATGATGACGAAAGATACTTATCAGAAGACTACGCATTCTCTAGAAGATGGCAAAAAATTGGAGGAAAAATCTATGCAGACATTGGCTCCAAAATCACCCACTTCGGCTCCTACAGATACACAGGAGAACTCTGGAAACACTTCGACTACCCCAAGAGTTAAAAATGTAGTCGTGCCCGTGCAGGGATTAGTTTTTAAAGTTACGAAAGGTTAGATATGGCAGACGCAGTAGTAAAACCAATTAAAATGGCATATGTGGTAAATCCCAAAAAAGGATACATTAAAACGCCAACCGTAGAAGAAGTTCAAAAATACGAAGAAAGATTAAAAAAATTAGGTAGAGATAAATAATGGCAGATGATGCAACAGTAAATTTAACAGCAACAATACTACCAGACGAGATAGCTAAAACTATTTCTGGTTCTATGACTATTAGCCCAGCTGATGTTAATGACAAATGGTATTACAAGCTAACTAGTGTTTCTAACGCTAGCACTGATTTGATTGCTGGAAGTTTTATTGATTACACAGCTGTTGATGATGACACAGCACCGACTGCTGTAAACACAGCTGATAAAGTTAATTTTATTTTTATACAAAACAAAGATACATCTAAAGATATTTATATTGTATTAGATGCTGGCACAGCCTCATCGTCTGCTGGAGATGCTATAAAAATAGCTGCTGGTCACTCTTGGTATGGTAATTTACCAAACACAACAGTGGCTGACATTCATGCTATCTCTTCATCCTCTACAGTAAACTGTATAGTTTGTGCTTTATTGGATGACGTAGGTTAGGATTTATCATGGCAACAATGACATTTAGCACGTTAACACAGGATTTAAAAGACTGGATGGAAAACGATGGTACAGAGTTTTCTAATGAAACAGCAAACTTTATATCTTTGGCTGAACAAAGAATATCAAGGGATGTAGACCCTTACGCATTTCACGAGTCTGCTAATTCAACTTTTAATGTTGGAGACAGATTTGTTAGTAAGCCACCAGACGCTAGGATTATTTTTCATTTTTTACTAATTAACTCTAGTGGACAAAGAGTTTTTTTAGAAGAGAGAACAGATGAGTTTATTTATGATTATTGGTCAAATTCATCGACAACAGGAACACCAAAATATTGGGCAAACTATACTGATACACAAATATTAGTAGCACCTACACCAAGTGCAGCTTTGACTATTGAGATGACATACTCAAGAAGATTAGCAGAATTAACAAGCACAAACCCAACAAATTGGCTTACTGAAAATGCTCAAGATTTATTGCTCTATGGTTGTTTAATGGAGGCTTCTACCTTTACAAAAAATAGAGAAGATTACGCAATATACACAAACAGATATCAAACTGCAGTAGAGTCTGTCAATAATCAAGCTAGAAGAAGAAGAAGAGATGACTTTACATCTCCCGCAAACGTCATGGGAGAAAACTATTTAAAACCAACTACAACATAGGAGATAAAATATTATGTCAATCACACAAACATTAACAAATGTATTTAAACAAGATTGTTTGGATGGAGCACAAAATTTAGGAAATGGCGGAGACACTATTAAAATTGCATTATACACATCAAGTGCAAGTTTAGGTGCCACCACATCAGCTTATACAACATCAAACGAAGTAAGTGGAACTGGATACACAGCTGGAGGGGCAACACTGTCAAGTCAGGCTGTTTCTCTAGATACATCTAACAGCGTTGCTTTTTTCGATGCAGCAGACCCAAGTTTTACATCAGCAACAATTACAGCTAGAGGGGCTTTAATTTACAATAATAGTAAATCAAATGCTGCCATAGCAGTATTAGACTTTGGCTCTGATTTTTCATCATCAAACGGAACATTTACAGTTCAGTTTCCAACAGCAGCACATAACACAGCACTTATAAGGATTAGTTAATGGCTAGCGGCACTGGTGGATATAATGCTGGAGCTTATGGCGATGACGGTTGGAATGACGGTATCGTATTAAGTGAAACAGGAATAGCAGCTACATTAGCTCTAGGTTCTGAGACAGCATCTGGTGGTGCCCTAATAAATCAAGTAGGGTTTGACACATTTAGATTAAGTGTGACAGACCTTTCCGCAAATATAACAGGAACAGCGGTTATCAACACAGTATCGGGAACCTCTGGTACTGGTGCAATAGGTACAGTAAAATTATGGTCTTTAATAAATACAACATCTGGAGGAGACGAAACATGGAACATAGGAGTGGCAAACTAAATGTCTAATTACACACAATTAGGTTTTGTAAAACAAACCGATGGAGAAAATATAGGTACATGGGGTGACGTATTAAACGAATCTCTCATAGATTTATTGGATGATGCCATTGGTGGATACGTAGAGGTTAGTGTTGCATCTGGTAATGTTACTTTAGCTTTTGCAGATGGAACAGCAGATAACAACGGTAGACACGCAGTTATTAAATTTACAGGCTCACCTGGAACAACAAGAACAGTAACCTTACCTAATAAACAAAAAACATATTATATAAATAATGGCTCAGATGGCTCTGTAATTTGTACAGCTGGCTCTGGTGGAGCAACGGTAACTATACCTACAAGCAAAAAAACAATAATTTACGTTGATGGAAGCGATGAAGTACACGATATGTTTTCTTCGCCATCTTTATCAGATAGTTCTGTTACTAATGCTATGCTTGCAGGAAGCATTGCAGATTCAAAACTTTCAACTATTTCTACAGCAGGTAAAGTAGACATAGGTGCTTTAGAAATAGATGGAGCAACAGATATAGGTGCAGACTTAGCTGATGCTGATTTAATAATTGTTGATGATGGTGCGGGAGGAACAGAAAGAAAAGCTGCTATGTCTAGAGTGGCTACATATGTTCAAGGCGGTATAAGTGGTGATGTAACAATTTCAAGTGGAACTGCTGCTATAGGTAGTGGTGTTATTGTAAATGCAGACATTAACAATTCTGCTGCAATAGCAATGTCTAAAACTGCTTTTTCAGCAGGAACAGGTGTTAGTTTATCTACAAACACATTAAATGTCGATGCAGCACAAACAGGAATTACATCTTTACTAGCCACAGATATTAAAATAGGTGAAGACGACCAAACAAAAATAGATTTTGAAAC